TTTTCTCCAGAACTATATGTAGCAATCACTTTACCAGTGTTTCCATCTCTAACTGTATACTTTCCTTTTTTGAACTTTTCATCAACATGGTCCATTGCACCACACTCACCACAATGTTCATCAATTTCAACTTCTTCTTTCATAGACTTCTCTAAGTCATCAGCCTGTCCTGCATGAGCCTGACTTGCCTTCTTCAGCATCTTGACTACTTTTTTGACAACTGGTTTGTCTTCGTCATCCAATGCTTCTTTGACAGGTTTACCACCCTTAGAAATGATTCCATTCATTCCTTCTTTCTTGACTTGTGCAAGAAACTTTTTGGCATCCTCCAAAGACATAAACTTACTGACCTTGATTGGACCCTTCTTTGAGGATGCATACTTAACCTCAAACTCAGGTTTTGCTTCCTGAAGGTCTGGTGTAACTCCGTCCACAAAATCTACTTTGCGAACACCTACTTGTTCTTGGACCTCTTCTAAAGCTTGTGTCCAACTTTTACTATATCTCATGTGACTCCTATTTGTCCCAATTTTTAATGGCGGTGAAATTATTGTAAGAAAATTCCAACCGATCTACTAGTTTGACAGCCCTCTGATCACTGTCTGCGACAACATACCCTTCGGGTGATGTAACCTTAAATCCGTTTTTAGTCTTTATGAATGTACCTATTCCTAACTGCTTTATACTATTTAACTTATTTAATATCTTATTCTTTGCACTTACTATATTCATCATAAAGTCAGAAACGGCCACCATGTTTGAGGTATGCCGTCGCAATTCTTTGAAAAATTCGTCCTTACGACCCATCCACTGTAATTTAGATTTCTCTGTCTTCTTGGTTGCTGTTATCTTTACAAATGCTTCGTGTACGAACTTGAAGTATTCTGCAACCATCATTCTGGAGTTCTTGGTTTCATTTCCCCTTATCAGAGAATTCTGCCATGTCTTCCATTGTGCAGATGCTGGTAAAGTTTCCTGTAGCGTAGACCACTCTTTGATTTTTCTAGAGTTGATTCTACGAAATGTCTTACCAGCCTCAGATAAATCTCTTGTTACTGCAACTGTCTCAGCTGCCGTAAGTTTTACTGTACCAGATAGATCTTTGTAACTTGCATCTGTATGCCATACTGATGATACTCGTTTGAGGGGTTGAACATCTCCAAATGAAGCTGTCATATCCTCAAGTGTGTCACCTGAGTATGTCGTATGCCAAACAATACCTATCTTGGACTTTGCAATCTGTTTACCAATATCTGAATCTTGAGGCACTGCATACACAATCGTATTTGGTTGAAAAGTGTAATGATCTGCAATATCCTTACCAAGAGTAGATTTAGTGTATAGAAGATCTCCTTGCAAAACACCCTTGATTCCTAACTTGGAAAACTCTGCAAGAGCTGTCCTGAACACTTCTCCTAGATAACCCCCTACGTCAATGTCAGATTGTTTCTTGTAAAGAATCGGATTCTTATTGAACACTGATTTCTTCGCAACAAAAAACTGACCATCTGAAGGATCTGTTCCTGCAAATATCGCAGGAGCTCCATCCCACTTTACAGTCATGTTTACTGAAGATTTTGACTCACCAGCAAGCATATCTCGTAAAGACTGTACAAACCTTATGGCTGCTCTACCACCCTCTACACCATTGTTAAGTATCTCATCTTCAATATGCTCAAGGTGTAGGTTCTTACCTGGCGCCTCTACGAGATAATTTCTAAAATTTAACATCAGTTTTTACTGATATACTTGGAACAAGTCCCAAAAATTTCATTAAAAAAGTTATCCCTTTAGATATAAAAGATTTAACTTTACTAAGCATCTTAGTAACAAACCCAGAGACTTTTTTCTTTATCTTATCAAAAAGAGCAATTTCTGTCAAGACATTTCCATGATGTAAAATCTCTTCATCCATTGCATCAACAATCAATGAAACAACTGACCAAAAATTATATTCTCCTGTTTTCTTTCCTTGTAATTTGCGAGATGAGGTTTTAAATCTTGCTTGAAGTTTCATTCTATCTGCAATTTTTTCACAATATGAATCATCAGATACATTATGAACTGAAACTGCACTTCCATCTTTTTTTGCAATCAACATCCACTCAGCTGCAGCTTTTGCAGAACTACCATATTTTTCATATCCAGACATTGCTTCTCTTGCAAACTCAATTTTGAATTGTCTATTATTTTCAAATAATGTCCCTAGTTCTTTCATGCAATCTTTATGTGCCTTCTCAGCTGCATTTACAACTGGATTTGTCCCTGCTTTAATAATTGGTCTTAATTTTGAAGGTGCAAGGGTGCTTGTTACGAATGACTCTAAAATACTTGTAACTTTAGTAAACTGGGGATCTTTTTTTATATTTTTGTCTGAGTTCTTGAGAGCGGCATAATAAGTTGCAGTGCTTTCATTTTTTCCACCAGACATTAACTGAGCTATCTCCATCTTCAGAGATAATCTCATGTTTCCTATTATTATGTCTGTTTTCGGAGTTGTATCCGTAGCTCCATGACCCGACCAAAATGAAGTTAATTTTGATTCTGCTCTACCATACTGTTCTGCTTTTTTACCATCTAATGCAGGATATAATTTTAAAAGTTGAGCAGCAATCTTTTTACCAGCTTCCAATACACTTGGATTATTTTGGACCACTGAGTAAACAGTATCAGTAATACCATTACTTGGACCTGTCAATGGAGATCCAGAGTTTACATACCAACCCATAACGATAGCAGCTTCATAATCTTCTGCTTTGAGTTTTGCTTCGGTGAGAAACCCTTTAAAAGTTTGCATTTAATTTTAGAAAAAGGGGAACCAGAGACAAAAAGGCGAGTTGTTTCAAGTTCCCATGTGAATATAATACCGATAAGTATTTATACTAATTGAACTTCCAATCGGTAGTATCTATTGAGTGGGCTTTGTCAAAGGCTGGTGTATCATCATCCTGACCAGAACTCACAAGATCTTGTTGTGCTTCCTGTTCACAATCATACAGTTTCATTTTTGGTCTGTCAATCCCGATGACGAACTTTTTGTTTCTAGTTGGGTCATTATAGCGGTTCTTGAGTTGCTTAACCAGAATTTGGTTAAGTTCTTCAAGTTGTTCAGTCTGGATAAGAGCGAACATGAAATCCGCTGTAGCAGGTAGACCGAAGCTCTCACTGGTATCCTCCAATCCGATATCAGTAGCCGTATATCCCGAGCGAGTCGTTTGTGTAGCCGATACGATAGGTAACTCACACTCCACAGCAAGTCCTCTGAACTCTTCTGCAATCGCTTTAATATAGAAATATGATCCGACATTGGCGCCTGTTTTGAATCTAGATGATGCACAAATATTTATGTAATCAATAAAAATAATATCGGGTTTGAATTCACGTTTCAACGCAAGTTCTTTCAATAACCCTTTGAAGTGTCCTGTATGAGCTGATGCAGTAGGATACTCCTTGACAACTAGTGTACCTTGAGTTTTGTTTTTAATCTTATCAACAGAACTCTCAAACATCTTCTTTGGTAATTCATGCAATTCATCAATGGTAAGATCCATGAGATTTGCATCAATCCGTTCTGCAATCCTCTCTTCTGCCATCTCCAAAGTAATGTATAAAACATTACGACCTTGCATCAAACAACTAGCAGCTTGATGGCACATAAAAAGAGACTTACCGACACCAGTTCCAGCAAGACAAATATTAAGAGTTTTGTTAGGAAGCCCTCCATTGGTTATCTCGTTGAAGTATTCCAAGTCGAAAGGAATCCTCTGCTCTTTTTTATGATAAAATTCATAACGATCACTGGAGTCATCAATATAGTCGTGCCCAACAGAGCTATCAAAACTAACAGAAAGAGCGCTGGATAGAAGATCAGGCAAGCTATCAGTGCTTCTATTTTTATCATCACCATTGATAATGTGAATCCCTTCAAGGACGGCGATGTGGAGTGCCCGATCTTTGCAATATCTTTCTGTAGCATCGACCAGCCATCTCTCATCAGTATCTTCAGCTGCCAGGGAATCGAGAACCTTCTGAGTATTCTTCCAAGTTTCCTCATTTAGATCACTCCTCTTCTCCAACTCAATGTGGATAGCTTCTTTGGTAGGTAGATTATTGTATTTATCTATGAAGTCATAGATTTGATCGAATATTAGTTGCTGCTCCTTCTTCTCAAAATACTCAGTCTTCAGAAATGGTAATACCTTCCGACTGTAATTCTCGTTGTTGAGCAAGTGACTGAGAATCGTGGTTTCTATAGATGATGTCAACTTCATCCTCCTTTCTTAATCCTTTTTCTAAGCATGATATTAAAATGTCTCCACATACATTGTGGAACTCTTCCTCAAAATCGAATGGGTTGTCATTGGGGCATTGAGCCACTTTGACATTGAAATGGAGATTCAACCCTCCCTCATCTGTTTCCTTACCTACTTGTACCTCTTCGTATAAGTAAACAGTGTCCTTGAACTTTCCCTCATCAATACGAATAGCAGTGAATTTAGCTTCATCGTTATCACGTACTACAAAGGAATGTTTGACTGTTTCTATATCTTTGTACTCACTTTTAGCATCAGACATATAATCGCCTGCTGTTGTAAATTTCAAATCATTCAAAACATTACTCCTATAATAAACATTAAAATAAGAAACACACAGCCTAATCCAACAACTTTAGTCCAACTAAAATCACCAAAATAGTCTGGGTGGTCTATATCTTTTGGTGTATACCCTTTTTTATACATAGTGCAAATAACTCCCTAAAATGTATTTGTCTTGTCCTACTGGTGCATTTCCTCTATGGATAAATTCCCATGTAGCAGGAAACACCAGTACTTTACCATACTCAGCTGAAACTTTCAAGTCTAAACTGACAAACTCTGTCTCTCCACCTACAGCCACATCATTAAGGTAGACAAAGAATACCAGAAAACGCCGTGCAGACTCATAATCGCCAACGTCAACATGATCCAGAAAAAAAGAACTATCTCTCTCATATTTCTTCATTCGTAAGGCTTCCCAAGAATATTTTTCAGGCCACTGTTTGGGATGCAGTTTTGTATCGATTTTATATCTATCCATGATATTGTGAAACCGATTATACAGTTCCAGATTCATGTCACTTTGACCACTATGATCCATGAGATTCAATTCCCAAAAATGTCTGTGACCTGGCATTTTAGTTTCCTCATGATGAGCCTTTGCTTCCTCAAAGTACTCAATCAGACCATCGCATTCATTCTTATCAAATATCTTCGGATACGTCCGAATCCACCTGTCCATAAGTAAACTCCTGTTCGGCTGCCTCATCCAGTTTTTTCATCACATCTTCAGTGAAGTATTTCTCTGGATCTGCATAGATTGATTTACCATACAACTGTGTGCCATTCATGTCATATCTATTTCCAGATCTTTGAAACACTCCATGTTTCTCACCGAACTCCAAGAGTCCATAATATCTGTCAATTCCACTCTGATAACCCAATCTTACATCGACCATCTTGTTTTCGATTGTCAGTCTGGATTTCTGATTCTTACAATGAATGATATTACCCACAACTTCTGTACCATCCTTGTCCTTCTTCTTGGACAAGTAAACTATGGAACTGGCTGCATACTTGAGTCCAGAACCACCACCCATCTCTTTCGTGGGCATATATGCACCTATCACATCATAGGTGTGATTTGTAACAATCAAAGGAACATTTGCACGACCTAACTTGAGAGTCAGAACACGAAAAGCAGCTTTGATAATTTGGGATCTAGTCATGTCCCTTGTATCTGATCCTGCAGCTGTATCTGTCAGTTCTTTGGTAGTTGACAGATTACCCAGAGAATCCAGAACGAACATCATAGGTTTCTTTTCGTTCTCTTCCAAATATGCATCTAGAATCTTAATTGCCTGAGTACGAAATTCCTGTATAGTTACTACAGGAAGAATGACCATTCGTTTTGGGTCAATCCCACGAGCGACAATAAGCTCTTTAGGTATAGCGGACTCAGACTCAAAATAGAGAACACCACTGTCAGGATTAGAATCCAGAAAGTTCTTGACCATACCAAGGGCGAAGTAGGTTTTACCAGTTGCTGACTCTCCGGCAAGTGCTGTGATTTTGTTAGAAGGTAATCCTCCATAAATCGAACCAGAAAGTAAAGCATTAAACAAAAAACTGCCAGTATCAATATAATCATTGACATCGCCAGCTGCCACCCCATCATCCACAATGGAAGCATATTCATTTCCAGACTCTTTTATAAATTGACTTAGATTCATTCACCCTCACGATTTTCGGATTTATCAACATCGAAACCATCTGGATACCTACCAGACAATTTCCTT